ATTGAGGTTGACTACACAATATTATCTCAGCCATCAGGTGCAGTGAGATCTAGTGGAATTGTGACCATAACCACTCAAACACCACATAGCTTAAGTGTTGGTAATCAGGTAATAATTGAGAATGTTGTCGATTCAAGCTTTAATGGAATATTCAATATTACAGCAGTGACTTCAAATACATTTACATACACACAAGACTATTCAAACGACCTAACATTCTTCACAACTAAAAAAGCTGTCATTTCACAGCAATCACGCTATGCATCTGTATATGAGACTTCACCATATGAGCTTACAATCTTTTTACCTATCTCCGCTCAAATTATCAGACGTGACTTAATTGGATCATGGCATGTGCACGAATCAGCATCTGACAAAAGTTTTCTAGGTTCATACTCGTTTGATACTACAGCTCTTCCAATTACATCTACATCAACAAGTTTATCTGAAGCCGTTAATGCTGGTGAATCAAAAACAATTGTATCCATGGCTAATACAACAAACTTCCCAGACTCTACAGGTTACATCACATTAGAGTGGGGGACAGCTAGAGAAGAAGGACCAATCAGATTCTTAGCTAGACCTTCTGATGGCTCACTGTTATTAGATGCATCATACAGATTTAGATTTGATCACGCAGCTGGATCTGATGTAACGCTATTAAAAGACACATCTGGGTATTCCCCAAAGACTGATGGGACTGACTATCAAGCTTATTTAACATCATCTCAAGCAGCTAGAATTGAAGCTGAATCTTTAATGAACAAATTAGTAGCATCAGGCATATTCTTAAATATTATCCTTGTTTATCCAGAAGGTCCAGGATTACAAGACATCACACAGATTTACGAGGGATAGATGAGTACAGGTAAGTCACCAGTAGTTACAGGCGCAGGAGTCAAGCTAATCATTAATGGTAAAGTGTTGGGATTGGCTACAGGTATTAGTATCCAACGCAGTACAGGGATTAAAACAGTATATGAAATTGATAATCCATTGCCAGTAGAATTCATTGACACTCAGTATACTGTGTCAGGCAGCTTAAGCGGTATTCGAATCATAGGTTATGGCGGAGTTGAGCAAAATAACATCATGTCCATCTCCTCTGTGCAAGAGCTACTCACTCGTAATTACTGTAGTTTACAAGTAGTTGATAGAGCAACAGGCATTACTTTATACTCTGTGGCCAATGTTATTTTTGAATCAGACTCTGTTAGTTTCCAGCCTAGGTCCAAAACTTCCTTTAATGCTAGTTTTAGGGGTATGTTTGTAACTACAGAAAAAGCCAACGGTATTTGATATTTAACCGTTAACCCTAATATATACCATATCCCTCCGTTTTTATTAAATAAATCAAGAAAAAGGTTCCAACATGTCAGTAAAAGAGTCTAGAAATTATGTCTCATCTCAGAGGGTGGACATACAAGATTTAAAAGCACTTGATTCAAGTGTTAATTTTGACTTTGCATCTTTAGTAAAAGCAATGCAGGGAGACACCCCATACATTCTACGCGGATTTGATTTAGATACAACAACTATAGGATCTTCTAAGGATTTACTACAACTGCAAGTAGACAGCGCTGTAGTTTGGATGCCAGGCCAGACGGCTGGACCATTCTTGAGAGTTAATCCAGGTACAGCTAATGAGATCTTAAATTCAGCTAATAGCAAACTCATTGGATCTTTTGCTAATAACACAACAAACTACGTATCTATTCAATTCCTAAGAAGCGCAGACGATACAACTTCTGATGTGGTTTCTTTATGGGATGTAGATTCACAGTCTGAGTTTACCAAAATCATTCCACGCGGCTTAGTTATTGATTACAGAATTGTTGTTAGCCAATCTGACTTCGGCACTAACTCACCAATTGCCAAAGTAACATTAGATGTTGCTGGAAATGTAACTAGCATTGAAAACTGTAAACAAAGTTTATTCAGACTTGGCACTGGTGGACAAAGCCCAGACATTAATCATAATTTTACATACAGCACAGCATCTGAGGCTAATTTAACTACTTCATCTGTACTATCTCAATCTCCATTTACAGGTGGGGACTGGGAAATTAAGACATTCAAAGACTGGATGGATGCAGTAATGACCAAACTTAAGCAGGTTTCAGGATCTGCATTTTGGTATACAAATGGGTCTACAGCTATCCCAGGTCTTAATCTATTAGATTTATTTAATGACACTAATGCTTCATTACTGGTAGGTAAGGGTAAATTCCAGCATTTAACTCCTGGAAATCTTACTTGGACATCTGATCTTTATATTAAATCAATGATGTCTTCACGATCATATACAATTGCACAAGGGTCTGTTAGCTTGGCTAATGAAGGCGATGTAATGTATGTGCAGCTTGTTAGAAATAACGATTTCCAGGCTGGTAACTCGTTTACTAATACATCTGGCTCACCTACATTAATCACAGGGGCTATTAACGTTACAGGTCTTGTAGTAGGCGACTGGGTTAAGTTTGCTTCACACCCAGAATCTCATTGGACTCAAGTCATTAATGTATCAGCAAGCACAATCACTTTAGATTCAAGCTACCCAACTCCGGCTACATCTGAGAAGCTACTTAAATCCACTGGGGCTTACACTGCACAAGTTGCAGCTCATACAGCTGTACCACAATCATCTGATGTTTACTGGTTAGCTAAAAGAAGCTCAAGCCAATCGTATTCATTAAATACAGTTACAAACGTTAGTAGGACTGCTGGAGTGGCAACAATTGCATTCTCTGGCACTCATAGTTTTAGTGCTGGCCAATCAGTTTCAGTTCTTTTAGATACAAATGTAGATTTCAATTCAACAGTTGAAATTACTGGCATCGGTGTTAATTCTATATCATTCACTAATGTTGGCCCTGACATGTCATCAGCTGACACAGGATCTGTATCTAGCACAGTTAAAATATATTTACGCGCTTTAGGTGAAATTAGCCAAGGTGAGCAAATAGCTATTGATAATACAGTGCCAGAGGGGTTGTTAGCATTTATTGGTTCACCAAACCAAGCTGACTCAAGTCCTCTATATGCTGCATACTCAAGTGGTTCACTTAATTTACCAAGCTACAACGCAGTATCTGGTGAAAGCTTAACTGAACGTCTTTCTAAAGTAACTGCAATGCTTGCAGATAATAAGCAAGAATCAAATGTTATTTTCGACTTAGGTGATATAACTTGGGATGGAACAAATATGACATTGACTGGTGCATCAATCTCTATCCCAGGAACTTCTGTAGGGGCAAATCCAATATCAATCGTTGATGTAACTTCTACAGCCCTGTCTGCAAATTCATGTGTTTACATTGACATAAATAGAACTACGGCTGTAGGCTCATATACAACAGCTATATCAACAATATCAGCTTTAACTCCATCACAACAAAGAATGGTCATCATTCGTAATGTTGGTGGGAATTTAGTGGTAAGGGCTTAACATGACAAAAATTAAATCAGGTTCAAAGATTAAGAATGTAACAGATTTGACGATTGGATCAGTAACAGACCAAATCTCTGACCGATCCATTACAATGACTAGTATTTCACCAATGTATTGGAAAATGGCTCCAAGCATCAGCAATACAAATGATGCTCAAATCCAAATGAGTCAAGATATTTACATCAAGATGTATTCTCCAGATAACGGTGGGATTACTCAATTCAGACTTCCATCTTCAACATTTAATTTAAGTCAAAACAATAGTGCTGTCGTTATTAGAGTAAACAGAGCTGCAACTGGAACTGTAAATCTAAGTGGCGGAAGCGTTCCTTTACTTGCCAATCGTTATACTGTCATCTCAGACATTAATGATATGACATCATTAGGCCCATCAATCTTAGACAACAAGGATTATATTGTCCTTTTTGTTCGTAAAGACTCTGGATCTGAAAATGCTCCAATACTTGAAATACCTTTATTAGGTAAGAATCTATCCCCTGGTCAGTTCATCTTCCCTGACACAGAAATTCCCACAATTTATAATGTAGATGTTCACGATCCAATCAATACAACTCTCCCCACGACTACTACCTCACTTGATGGCGTTAATGTAGTTGATGGAATGACGGTACTATTCTCTAACCTATCTACAGCCGGAACTAAAGATAAGGTTTACGCAGCTTACTTTGATGGCCCTAATCTTCTTTGGAAAGCTGTACCGATGTTTACAAACTCGGTATTTCAATCTTTAACTTCAAATCCAAGTGATCAAGTTCTTGTAAAGATTCAAAAAGGTATTGCATACAATGGCCAAATAGCCAAATATGAGCTGCCTAGAGTTATTTCAGCAATCAGAACTTCAAACATATCAACTTTTACTCTATCTAGAAATCATTCATTATCAGTTAGTGACTCGGTATCTATTGCCGACATGTCTGATTCGTCATTTAATGGAAGTTTTACCGTAGTATCCACTCCATCAGCTAATACATTTACGGTTGCTAATGCTGGGACAGACACCTCATTAATCCCATCTTACGGTGGAATCTTCCCTTCTACAGCTGGAACTATTAATGGTTTTTGGAACTTTGGTGACATTAAACGACAATTTAATAGTGGGGGTAAGTACCATGAAATCTCAGCACCTAGAGACCTGTCTCTTAATGCTAGTACTACTGATAACGTCCTTAGCATTCCATTCATTAATAATGACAATCTTATCTTAAACTATTCCCTTAAGCGTGGAACTAACAAGCAAACAGGCCAATTACTTGTTACCAGCAATGGTATTACAGCGGCTGTGTCTGACGTTTCAGCTCAAGTTGGAGCATGTGGAATTTCTTTTACAGCTGATATTGTAGGATTAAATTTACGAGTTAGGTATACTTCCGATGGATCTGGTGGATCAACATCTATGACTTACTCTGTAATGAGTTGGTCTGATTCTATTGGTGGAGTTGCAGGTCTTCCGGCTTATGATCCAATATCTACAGTGATTGCTGGCAATATTCAAACAGCTTTTGCTATGTCTGATGGATCAGGAATTGAAGTAAATTGTAGCGCACCAACCGTTGTTTCAGCAAAAACTAGACTCACACTTAATTTTACATACAATATGAATGTTAATCCAGGTACAACTGGTGGACATTTAGAAGTTATTGTTGATGGTGCAGTATTACCTAGGTATTTAGCTGGGGTTACATTAGATGCATACTATAAAGAAATCGACAATCAAACTATTGAATTTGCGACAGACTATACGTCATTGCCAATTTCATTAGAAGTTAGAATTAGACAGGGTGTTATTGACGTTAGCCCACAGAATAGTGCACGATTGGGTGCTTTATATGATGCTATTGTTGGTTCAGCTGGTGACATTGCGTCTGGTAAGGCAACACATACTACATTAAGTGCAGCTTTGGCAGCTATAAATGATGGCGACACAATCCTTATGTTACGTGGAACTCACACACATACATCAGCGACACTTAACCTGACTAAGTCAGCAGTTATTTATGGTCAGGGTAGAAATACAATATTAGACTTTAACTTAAACATCACAAGTGATTATAACTTAGTTAAGTTTTTAAAGTTTAATAAAAATGTAACAATCAACGCTGGTTCAGATAAGAGCATTTATCACGATTTCTGGATTAGTGCATCAGGAAGTATTGTTGATAGCGGATTAGACAACATTGTTATAGGAATCCAGGAGTAATTATGCCAATTATAAATAATACAGATTCAGTAAGAACAGGCAACATTGCTCCACATGCTGGGGCAACAGTTCCAGCAGGATATTTGCAATGTGATGGGGCAGCGGTAAGCAGAACTACATACGCTCAGTTGTTTTCCGTTATTAGCACAACATATGGTTCTGGAGATGGATCTACAACATTCAATCTTCCAAACACTCAAGGTATATTCTTAAGTGGAGCTGGTAGCCAAACAATTGGTGGACAGACATACACTCGCGCTTTAGGTGTTAAAGAGAATGATAATTTTGAAGCGCATAGCCATTTTGTTGCAGTTAATAGTTATACATCACCAACTACTACATCAAATGTTGGCTCTGGAGATGGGGTTTCTTTTGGTGTTGGAACTTCAGCTAGTGGTGAGGCATACAATTTAAGAGCAGCCGGAACTAATGGTAATGTTGGTAATTCAAGTTTAACTGGAAATACTGAGACAAAGCCTGCCAACCTCCCAATCAATTATATCATTAAATACTAGGAGATAGATATGCCACGAATATTAGGATATGACGTTTCAATTACAGGCGACACATTATATGGCCCTTTTACTATCTTAGACAATCAACCAATCCCAACTGACCTTGTGTCAATGGCTGCATCTGGCGGCAACTACATTCAACTTCAATACTCTATTGAACGTAATGGTAATCGAGTGACAGGTGAGGTGATGATTGTTCATGATGGAATTAATGCATCAATATCTGATGAATCAGCTGTCTTGGCTGATATGGGCATTGTGTTTGAAGCTACAATTAGTGGTGCTTTACTTAAGTTACAGTATGTTTCCGAATCAAGTGGTTTCGATGCATTCTTTAAGTACTATGTAAAACGCTGGAGTTAAGAAATCTTTACATAGTCATAAGTTTATTTTATAGGGGGTATAAGCCCCCTTTTTGTTTCTAAAAGCTCAAATTAATTAGAGTTTTATAGTCAAAGCCTAATATTATTAGAGGTTTACCATCTAAACAATTAGGAAAATAAGATGTCAAATTTAATGAATTTCAATAGTATCATTAGACTTCACAGATTGGCTACAGACCCAGGGTCAGGCCAAAATGGATCTATGTACTATAATACAACAACCAATAAGGTTAGAGCTTATGTTAATGGCGGATGGGCTGATGTAGCCACTGGTGCACTTAGCTTTGCTAACCAAACTTTATCAAATCTTGGAACAACTGCAATTAATGCGAGTTTAACTCCAGATTCAACAAATGCATATGACTTGGGTAGTTCGTCTAAATATTGGACAAATACTTATACAAGCGCATTGTTTGGTGTTAATGCTGAATTTACAAACTCTGTGAAAGCATTGTTTATTGAATCTCAAGCTGCGGCTCCATCCAGAATGAAGCTTACGTTACCATCTGGTACAATTTTAAATGCTTCAGATGTTGTCATTATTGACGTTAACAGCAAGTTGTTGCAAGACTCATCTGGCTTAGTTTCAGTTGATTGGGAATCAAGAATCCTTAAAAATGCAGCCGGTGCTTCAATCTTTAACTGGGCAAGCGCTACCTTTGGTTCAGACGTTTCAATGGGTACACATAAGCTTACTAACGTAGTTGACCCAACTTCAGCTCAAGATGCTGCAACTAAGAATTACGTCGATAACCAAACTACTGATGACGTATCAGAAGGTGTAACTAACCTATACTTTACAGCTGCACGAGCTAAAGCTGCTGCTGTTGCTGATGCTATTGTTGACGCAGTTACAGATGTAGCGCCTTCACAAAACGCAGTATTTGATGCATTAGCTCTTAAAGCTCCACTTGCTTCTCCAGCTCTTACAGGTAATCCAACAGCCCCTACACAATCTCCACTTGATAATTCAACAAAGATTGCTACAACTGCCTATGTTGATGCTGCTGTTGCTGCTGCGTCTCCGTCTGGATACATCAAAGCTGATGGAACAGTTCCATTTACAGCTGACCAATCAATGGGTGGATTTAAATTAACAAACGTTGCAACACCTACAAGTGGTACTGACGCTGTTAACAAGAATTATGTTGATGGACTAATCGAAGGTATTAAGCCTAAAGAAGCAGTTCAAGTTGCTACTGATGCTAACATTACTCTCTCTGGTCTTCAAACTATTGATGGGTATACAACTTTAGCTGGTGACAGAGTATTGGTTAAAAACCAAACAGCACCTGCAGAGAACGGTATTTATATTGCAGCTGCTGGAGCATGGTCACGATCTATTGATATGGATATTGCCGCTGAATTTAAAGGCACTTACACAGCTGTAATTAATGGTTCTGCTGCTGGTAAATTATTTGTATGTGCTAGCGTTGTAACAACTATTGGTACTGACCCTGTAAGCTTCATCTTCTTTAATTCGCAAGCATTATTAACTGCTGGTTCAGGTATTGATATCACTGGAACCACAATTTCAGTTAATAACACAGTTGTAAGAACTAATGGGGCTAATGCATTTACTGCTGCTCAATCTATGGGTGGTTTTGCATTAACTAATGTTCTTGATCCAGTAAGTAATCAAGATGCTGCAACTAAAAAGTATGTTGATGACTCAATTGGTGCAATTCCAGCTAGCGCAAATACAACATTGTCAAACTTAGGTGTTACTGCAATTAATGCTAGTTTACTTGTTGATGCAGACAATGTATACGACTTAGGTTCTGCTGCAAATCATTGGGCAAATGTACACTCAACAAATGTAACAGTGGACGACATCTACTCTATTACTGGCGGACCAAACAAGCTGCATATTAATCTACCTGGTGGACTTTTATATGCAGGTACTGCTGCGGTTGTCAATGTATCTTCACAGATATTACTTGACTCTGCGTCTACAAACTCAGTGTTGTGGGATTCTCGTTTATTAAAAGACATCACTGGTACGGCAACATCAATCGACTGGAACCTTAGAAATCTAATTGACTCTACAGCAGCAGTGTCGGCTGATTGGAAATTAAGAAGAGCTTATGATGCTAGCGGATTAATGTCTATAGACTGGAATCAACGTAATCTTTATAACTCAGCAGAGAGTTTAATTGCTTATTATGATGGCAGCAAGATGAGACTTTTGGGCATGGAATTAGCTCAAATGGGTGACAGCACTAAGTATGTCGACATGGATCACTCATCATATGTTATGGCTACAAGTGTAACTACAGCAACCACAATGGCTTCATTCACATTCTCATCTAATACATACAGATCAGCGTTTATTGAGTATTCTTGCCGTGAAGCAACATCTAATGCTCAAAGAACTGGTTACATTATGATAGCAACCGATGGTACAAGCGCAGTAATGAATGATGTATCTACTGATACAGCAATGCTTGGCGCAGGAACTGGATTAGAGTTTACCGTTGTTATGAACGGTACTGATGTTGAGTTACAATACAACAACACTGGCACAAATGTAATCACAATGAAAATTCTTAGTAAGAAATTTCAAGCTTAATTAAAAGGGGCTTCGGCCCCTTACTTTTTTAAAGAGGATATATGACAAATACTTTCACTAAAGTTAATGGGATTAATCTTACCCCACAATCGGTTACACCAACTGGCGCTGTGGCAGGAGATGTGTACTATGATCTTACAACTTCTACTATGTATGTCCACAATGGTGTTTCTTTTCAAAATGTTAACATAGGTACAAGCAGTCCACCATCCCCAACTGGAGCAGTTTTTGATTTTGTTGGAACAACTGCACCTACAGGGTATGTCTTATTGGATGGTAAAACTATCGGTAGTGGTGCGAGTGCTGCAACTGAACGAGCTAATGATGACACAGTCGATCTATTCACTCTAATATGGAATAGTATGTCAAATACTGTTGCACCAGTGTCTGGTGGACGTGGAGTAAGCGCTACTGCTGACTTTTTAGCTAACAAAACCATCACATTACCAGATGCTCGTGGTCGAGTAATTGTTGGCGCGGATAATATGGGAGGATCAGCTGCAAGTAGGATGACAACGGTTGGATCTGGAGTTGATGGAGTTACTTTGGGAGCATCAGGTGGAGCACAGACCCACACTTTGACTACAGCTCAATTGGCGTCTCATACACACATACAAAATTCGCACACACATACAGTTAATGATCCTGGACATGTTCATTCTATACCTACTGTAACAACTGTTGTGTCAGGCTCGTCTATAGCTGGAGATGTTGGCGGCAGCGCGACTAGTAGGAACACAAACAGTGCGGCTACAGGTGTATCAATCAACGCAGCAACAGCGGTTAATCAAACTGCTGGATCTGACAATGCACATAATAATACACAGCCATCTTTGGTTCTAAATAAGATCATCAAACTTTAATAAAAATCATATGTTTATATAATAATATTAATTACTTATATAACAACAAAGCATAATTCTGGAATGGGAAGGAATTTATGGCAAAGAACTTTTTAAGGATCAATAAGGGTGTCACGTTACGCCCTCAATCTGTAACGCCCACCTCACCTGACAAGGGCGACATCTACTTTGACTCTGGATCAAATACAATTAAAATGTATAATGGTACAGCATGGGTTGATGTAGGCGGACTTGCACCACTTACAATTAACAGAGCCTTAATATCGGATGGGCTAGGAGCTGTAGCTGTTAGCTCTGTTACTTCAACCGAATTAGGCTATCTATCAGGTGTTACATCTTCTGTTCAAACACAGATCGATAGCAAGCAAGCAGCATCAACAGCTGTAACGCTTACCGGATCACAAACTTTATCTAACAAAACAATTGACGCAAATAGTAACACAATTCTAAATATTACTGATACCAATATAGCCTCAGCAGCTGCAATTGCTTATTCAAAATTAGCTGCTTTAACTGTTGGAAGAGTCCTTCAATCAAATGCTATTACAGGCTTCATTGAAGTATCTTCCGTTACAAATGTAGAGTTAGGATATCTATCTGGCGTTACATCTGCTGTACAAACACAGCTGGGGAGTAAAGCTAACACGACTCTAAGTAATCTTACATCTCCAACTGCAATCAATCAAGATCTACTTTTTAGTGCTACTGATACAATAAATGTTGGCTCTGACACATCTAGAGTGAATTTAATTTATGCAAATGAACTTAGAATTGCTGCATCTGGACCTAAGATAAGTTTAGTAACTGGCAATTTAGTTGCTCCTAGTGGTGACAACTCAGTTGATTATGCTGGGTCAAGATTAGTTACTGGAATAACTCCTAAGCTTGATTGGTCTGGAACTGACTTAGACATTAACACTAGAAAAATAGTTAATGTACAAGATCCTGCTTCTGCTCAAGACGTAGCTACTAAGAACTACGTTGATACTGCTGCTGTAAATTCTACATTAAGTAATTTAACTTCTCCTACTGCTGTAAATCAAAGCTTAATATCAGCAGCTAATAATACTTTAAACCTTGGTACTTCTACTAATTTATGGGCTAATATTTACGCTACTGCCATTAGAAATGCTTCTGGACCTAATATAGAAGTAGCTACTAGAGAGTTGTTTGATTCTTCCTCTATACCTTCAGTTAGATACCAAGCTAGAACATTAGCTTCTGCATCTGGGTCAACTTCTGTAAATTATGGTACAGGAGTTTTATCTAGTACTTCCTCTGGAACTCAAAGTATAAACTGGACTAGTCGTATCTTAAGTGATGCAAGTGCTATCCCTACTATAGATTATTCTAGTAATGCTGGAATTAAAATTGGAGCTACTATCTCTTTTAGAAACCAGGGTTTAGGTACAGAGATTGTTAGTCAGACCGCTGGTAACATAGCTTTAGCTTCTGGAGCAAATACTCTTACTGTGCTTGGTTTTGATACTGCTACATATGAGAGTATGATTGTTGATTACAAAATACATGGAAACGTACTTTTATCGAACAAAACTGGAACCCTATACATAGTAGCTACTCCAGGTGGAGCAGGGTATGTAGAGATAGTTGATACTTCGTCTAGTATAAATTCTAATGGGGATACTGGTGACAATTTCATCTTTGCTGCATCAATATCAGCAGGAGTAGTAACAGTTACTTGTAACAATGGTACGGCTGGACCGGGAACACTTAAGTTCCTGTCTAAGAAGTTCGCAGTTTAATAACAATAATCCTGGAAAGTGAAGGGAATATAAGATGGCAAATAATTTTTTTAGAGTAAACAAAGGTATAACATTAACTCCAGGTACGACTCCTACAGGAGCTACCGATGGAGACATGTACTTCGACTCAACTCAAAATGCTCCTATGGTTTACTCAAATAATGCTTGGACTCCAGTAGGATCTTCTAGCACTATAAACTACATTCCTACTGCTGTATCTTCAGGATCTTCTATTGGAAGCTTCTTGGCATACACTGACCTTGCTGGAACTGCGCCTGTAGATGGGACTGGTACTCCTACAGGTGATATAGTTATAGCTTCTGCTACAAATTCAGCTCTAACAGGAACTAACTTATTACAGATTTCTAAAACACTTACTGTAAACACTCAAGGTAAAGGTCTTGGATTAAACTTCTCTATTGATAGTGCTAAAAAGGGTAAAGTTCTTAATGTTGAGTTTGAATACATTTTAGCTTCCGGTACATTTGTTGCTGGTAATCCTGCTGACAAAACTGCTGCTGGAGATTCAGACTTAACTGTTTGGATTTATGATGTAACTAATTCTGTTTTAATACAACCTTCTAACTACAGACTATATTCTAACTCTACTACTTTGGCTAGTAAGTTTTCTGGTACTTTTCAAGCTGCTTCAAATTCTACTTCATACAGACTTATTTTTCACTCAGGTACTACTAATGCAGCTACTTTTGCTATGTATATGGATCAATTGTCTATATCTCCAGTTATATCTAATTCTGGCGCAGTAATGACTGACCCTGTTCAATACACTCCAACATTTGGAGCAGGTTATGGAACTGTTACAAATCAAAAGATTTACTGGCAACAAAATGGCAAGTTCATGCGAGTGTTTGGAACTTGCACAGCAGGAACAACAAGTGCTGCAACTGGTGAGATCTCACTTCCAGCAGGAAGGTCGGTTGATTCATCATATTTTCAATCAACCGCTAAAAACTTGGTAGGTGGAATTAGACCAATAGTAAACACTGGTGGAGCTGGATCTGGTGGAACAACGCAAAGACTCGGCTTTGATGGAACTAATTTAGATAAGGTTTGGTTAA